TTCTTTTTTTCTTGAAGATCTAATTCAGATCTCCAATCAGAAACTTGCTCTTTGGGAACACAGTTGGGAACCATACGGTTGCCTTTCTTTTTCATCCCCTTCATTTCGTGAGTATCCCAGCAGGGATCCTTCTTTTCATCAAGTTCTACTTCTTCCTTTCTGGTTTTCTTTTTCTTGACGCAGTTTGGATATCTCTTACCAAACATTGTCTTCATACCTTTCTTTTCATAACCCTTCCAGCACTTCTCATCAAGCACTTCACCTTCTGGTTCAAATGAATTGTTCTGCATTTGTCCCTGCATCAAACGTCTTAAAATTTCTCTATTATCAGCTTCAGCTTGAGGATCTAGTTTTTCACCTGGTTTGAATGTTCTACCGTTTATGGTTCTTGTTGTATTAACATCAAGCATTCCACTATATGTTCCATCAGGCAAATCTCGTCTAGATCTTATTCTGTTAATAAGACTTTGTGCTTCTCCTCGTCTACTAGCAGGCAACCTCTGTATCATCGCGTCAACACGAGCGTCACGAGCAGCTCTTTGATCTTGAGTAAGATTAGAACCTGTATTATTACTTCCTGGTGCTGGAGTAAATGATGCCGCTTGACCAGGAACTGGTGTTATTGGAGTTGCAGTAGCAGCAGGTTGAACAGGTTGTGGTTTTGGTGTTGGTGTTGGTGTTACTGGAGTTGCAGTAGCGGCAGGTTGAACAGGTTGTGGTTTTGGTGTTACTGGAGTTGCAGTAGCAGCAGGTTGAACAGGTTGTGGTTTTGGTGTTACTGGAGTTGCAGTAGCAGCAGGTTGAACAGGTTGTGGTTTTGGTACTGGAGTTACTGGAGTTTCAGTAGCAGCAGGTTGTGGTTTTGGTACTGGAGTTACTGGTGCTGGACGACCACTATACATTCCACCAGGTGCTCTCATTGCTCTCCTCCCACCCATCGAACGAGCCATACCTACAGGAGATTGTGGGTTAATTCTAGATCCTGGCATAACAATAGGTGCTTCAGTAAGTTCATCAGCACACTTAGCAACCGCTTTGGATTGCTTTGCGTGCATTGCAGATGCTTTTTTAAGTTGTGCTGAAATTTCTTTCAAACGATCTTTTTTGGACTTTGCCTCAAGCATTTCACTTCCAAGACCTTGAGTTGGTTGAAGTGGTTCTGCTTTGATAATGTCTACAGACTCATATTCAGTTGCCTGAAAGTCATCTCTCCAGTTGGAGAACTCATAACTCTCATTTTTCTTCTTTGATTTGTTACCCCAGTTCTTAGCACCAACTTTACGGCACTTGACTAATGCACCAGATGCATATGCACTTGGCCAAACAGAATAACGTGACTTGACCTTATGATAGCAAGCATCTTTCTTGCCTTCATCAACCAGTTCACCTTCTGGTTCGTAATGTGCTTTATCTACAACTTTTCCTTTTAATTTTTCTAGTCTTAATTTTTCTATTTCGGCAGGAGTTCTGCAGACACCGTCAGCACACTTAATTCTATCCATAGGACCTGTGCCCCAAGCATCGCGTTCGGTAACAACTTCACCTTCTGGTTCGTAAGATTGCTTCTGCATCCCAAAAAGGTTCTGACTAGCAGTACTAGTTTGCTTATTGAAAAGTGTATATGGTGAAATTGAAGCAGATCCACGACCAAGTTCTTTATTGACTCGATCTACCTTTCTTTGATTTGCCCTGTTTGTATTATCTACAGCATCCTTAGCAATACGGATAGGATTTGGAACGCCATATTCCTTTCCACCAACATTCATTGTTGGACCAAGATAACCATCACCTGGTTTCTCTTGAAGGTCTTGTCTCCAATTTGAAAAAGATTCTTGTCTCACGTTCTTTGCCTTTCCTTTTTTGTTGGGATTTGGATCTTCTCTACGTTTCTTAGCAGCTCTCTTGTTTCTCTCTTTTTTACTCATAGCTGCACGATCATCTGCATCGCGGCAGTATGGTTTGGTCTTTTGACCTTTTTGTTTTGCACAGGGTTTACCATCATATTTACCACCTGTTTGTACCCATCCACCACCTTTGAACCAGTCGCGGAGGGAGTACCCTTTATCTTTGGATGATTTACCATCACGCTTTTCGGTGATAACTTCTTCATCCATATATCCTGCAGCAGCATCAGTATTGTGCTCAGTATCAGTAATCTTTGCTTGTAACCAAGCAGGAAGATCATCTTTATCAGTCATTGTCTTGAGAACTTTTTCAACTCTCTTGAGATTGGTAATTGAGTTTCTTACTTGACCTTTCGCCATAGAAACTTCGTGATCACTCATCCCATCTTTTCCCTCATCTATTTTTCTACCCCTACAATGGGCTTTCTGAGAGAATCCTTTTGGATTATCGCAATCGATGGACTTTTTATACTTTGCGCTCCACGCCTCTGATACTCCTCCGCCATCAGAGCCCCCATTAGACCCCCCATTCCCATTTCCATTGCCATTTGAACCATTTCCGTTGCCATTCTTCTTCTTACCCTCAGTATCATCGGACTTTTCGTCCTCTTTGTGGTCACTATCCTTCATCAGATATCCAGTAGGCATCAAATGATATCCCTTAGGAATCTTCTTACATTTTTCGTCGGTATTACAATAGTAATATCCTTTCTTACATGATTTTTTCTTCGTCATCCCTACTTGGAATCTGACTTATCATTATTATTTAGAAAACCTTGTTTCAGCAATTTTGATAACTCAGATGTAGATCCAACGAACAATGCGTTGTTTGTAACATTACTTGGACCTTTCTTGGATGTATCTTCTTCCAAATCCTTTAACTTCTTCTGAAGATCCGCCAACTTATCAGTTGTATCTGCAACGCTCTTGATAAGTTGACCTGCAACTTCATATGCTCTTGGACTTGCACTTTCACCTGCAAGTTCCATAATACCATTTATTGCTTCTTGTCCTTTTTCAATAAGTGAATATAAATTTGCTCTTGTGTATTCGTAGTCTTTTTTAATATCATCCTTTTCCACTTTGGGTGGAACTGGTTTTATTGGTTGAGACTCTACAATACTACTTTCAATATTGAGTGCTTCATCAATCGAATCATAATTATTGCTCATTGTTATCAGATATCAATTTTACGGGTTGGACTGAAATTCTTGGAATCTGCGAAGAATTCTGTAGTTTCAGAGAAACCAAAATCATCACCTGGCATAAGCAACTTGTGATCTTCTTCGTTAATTACACCATCATCATTTCTATCAATTTTAGATGTTGGAGTAACAGTGTATCTTACTTCTCTCTTAGCAGTCTTGACATCTGTACTGGTGTACATATCAACCTGAACCTTACGGATGAGACCATCGCTGCTGTCTGCAACAGGACCGAAGAGATAAGTTTTTGCTGTGAACTGTAATGTATGTATCAAAGCACGTCTTGTATCAAAGTTTCCTTCATAATCATCTTGGAAACCAATACTCTCTAAAATAATTGGAATATCTCTTTTTTCTCCAATCGAATCAACTAAATCAATTGTTAAATTGAAATGTGGTTGAAAATATGGTAAGATCTGTTCTAAAATCTGAAGAGAATCATCATTTAATTTTGAAAGAATATTCAGTTCAAATCCAATATTATATGGAACAGGCATAAACACTTTCTTTGCCTTGCTTCCATCAGAACAAGCTTTAAATGTTTGAACTAAACTTGATTTTCTGGTTGCATCATAACTGATATTTGTCATTTCAAATGACATTCTTGGCATTGTAATTTGAACTGCCTTGTTCAAATCTGCCTGCTGTTGGATTCTTGCTAAAAACTTTTGACTAGGTCCATATGCAAGTGGCACTTTTATTTCACTATGATTAGTTCCACCTTCTCCCGCATGGCGGATGTGAATATCATTGAATAGTGTTCCAAATCCAATGATAGTTTTTCTAATAATTTCGTGATAATAATATGTACCTAGCATTAAAATGTCCCAAATGGATTTCGTTCAGTGAAGTCTAGTATGTCGTCTGCTTGGACTTCAAATTCATCATTCTCGGTATATTTATCATATAAGTCTTCGTGTCTATATTCTTGAACTGGATATGATGCACCAGATTCTTGACCAACGATACTTTCTCCTCTTTGGAATCTTGTTTGTGTTGTTCCGATTCCAACATTAGAAATCTTAAGGATTTTAGTATCTTGATCCCATTCCTTAACTCTTGCATAAGTTCCAGATCTAGATCCAATCACTATTTCATTAAAGAAATAGGTTCCAAGACCTGCAAGAGTTTCTGGATCTGCAATAGTAACTTGTGGATTAGAACTGTATCCTCTACCTGCGTTTTCAATATATATTGCTTTAAGAACGTTTGAATTTCCATCACGCCCAATGGATGCAATACCAACAGCAGTATGTGCAATACCACTTGCTGATGGACCAGCGATTGTTACTGTTGGTGCAGTTCCATATCCAACACCACCATCGTTAATAGTAAATCTAATAACACCTTGCCCAGAAGTAACAAGTCTGCAAGTAGCGGCAGCACCAGTTCCACCACCACCAGAAATAGTAATTGTTGGTGCAACTGTATATCCTGCACCAGCATTTGTTAGTAAAATTTTCTCAAGTCCAGTTACATTACCTTTTGTAGTAAGGAAACCAACAGCAGTTGCATTATCTCCAACCTGACCTGTTGGTGAACTACTTATACCAATATTTGGTACTGATGTATATCCAGAACCATCATTATTTAAGAAAATCTCTTGGATATATCCACTCGGAACAGATCCTGAAATTTGTGCAGTTGCTGTAGCAGTTCTGCCCACACCAATCAGTTGAAGTTGAGTGATAAATCCAACATCTTCAATTTGTGTATCAATCGCTTCAATAGTTGTGTCAATGATTTCATCTTCATATTCAAAGAGTTCACACTTAAGTTGATACACATAATTTTTACCCAACTGATAGAAGGGATCTTCGTGCTCAACAAATTTTACTTCAAATAATCTTTGACCTAATGGAAAATATACAAGATCTCCTTCTCTAGGACGAGTTGGAGTTGGTAAAATAGAATTATCTGTTCCATCATCTTGCCCTGCCATAAATGGGGCAATAAAATCTTCAAATCTTTCTTTTGAGATAGTAAGAATCAGTTCGTCACGAATACTGACTCCAAACTTAGTTAAAATATCGCCAGCACCACCATATCCATCAAAGGTGTTCACATATGCTTCAATGGCAAAGTTATCATCAAATTTTGAAGTTTGAACTTCTTCGATAATAGTTTTCTTATTAACGTATTTCCTTGGTATATAAGTTACCTCAACACCATGCATTGCTAGGTGCTCGTTTATCAGATCTTGGACTAATCTTTGTTCAGATGCAGTCCCTTGAAGAAAGAACGGATTAA